CTCTGTTTTTCCAGATACGTGATGTTGGGCTTCGCCGTGCCTTTCTTGAAGGACAGAAAATTCGTCACGCCCTGAAACACGCCGCCCGCCACTTCGTACACGCCCAGCCCGCCGATATTTTTTTCCTTGGTCTTCCACAGCGCGATGTAGCGCCTGGTTAACCGGATTGCGCCTGTATGTGTGTCTCTCTGCGGGGTCAGCCATACTTCATACGGGGCGACCAAAATGTCCTCGAGCAGCGGAATGGACGGCCCATGACCATCTTTGGAAAATTTCCAAATCTCCGGCGCGCCGGGTGTCTTGTCTTGCAGAAAGGCCCGAAGCGACAGAATGACGGGATCGCCCAGCACGTCTGTCAGCGCTTTCTCTTCTCCGTAGAGGCGCACGAACGCCGACTTGTAGTATGCGTCGCTCTGGCCCGCGGGCAGCAGGGCTGCCTGATCCACGGACGGAAGAACCGCCGGATCCACATCGGCCAGAGGCGCGCGCGCATAGTCCGCCGCCGTCCTCAAACCGGGCAGGGATTCCCATTTTGCCGGTTTGGTTTGCGCATCAACGATGCCGCCCCAGACACTTTTTCCGGGATTGTGGGCAAAACCCGGATCAGGCATCAAAAGGCGCGCGGGCAGCTTGTTGCCGGTGACGGGATCGACAGGCTCGATCAGCTTGCCGGTCGGATCGGCGGTTTCCACGGTCAGCTTTTCGTCCGCGACGTCCCGCGCCGAAAGCGTCACCACGCCGCAGCGGCAACGGAATCCGTTCGGCGGATACCAGGTGGCCCAGAAGGGATGATCCGCCGGATACACCTTGCCGTGCATGGCCGCGTGAGCGGGACGCGTCCGCTTGTCGTTGACAGCGCTGTATTGCCAGTAGGGCCGCCGGTCCCTGACGGACTGCATCTGTTTGTAGCGGCCCACGCTGTAGGCCGTCTGAATGTTTGTGCGGAAGATGTTGTCGATGCGCCAGGCGCGCCTGCCCGTCCAGCCGCGCTTTTCAAAGACGGCGGCGCAGTCTTTTTTGAAATCGGCAAGCGTTGTGCCCTGGTCAATGGCCTTTTGCATGGCGGCCATGACGGTGGCCAGTTCATCGCCTTTGGCAATGCCGGATACGGCAAAGGCGCGAGTTTTGGCTTCATCGGATAACCGGCGAAATTCACCGGGCGACATGGGGACTTTGTCTTTCCAGAAGGCCTGGGCTTCTTTATTGGGCAGGGGGGCGACTGAGATCATCGGGTTTCCTCCCCAACCGCCCACCGTCCGAACAGATCGGCGCCGAGCACGGCATTTTCCAGGACGCTTGCCAGAGCGTCCATGTTCATTTCCGGATAGAGGTCCAGCAAATTTTGCATGGCCTCTTCATAGCTTGACGCACTTTGCACAGCGGCCAGGATCCTGGCTTCATTTGCCGCAAGCGCGGAAGATGCGGCTTTCACGGACGCAGCGGCAAGATTTTCGACAACCTGCTGATCGGGTGTGAACGCCGCGCCCGCCGTGGTCGCGGCGTCGGAGAATTGCTTTTCCGCCCGGTTTTCGTCCGTGGCCCTGCCGGCGCCGGGCGTCGATGCCCGGACAACAACAAGCTCTTCGTCCGGCGCCGGCTCCGGAATGCCGTAGGTTTCGTAAAAATAGGCTTTCGCCACGGGCAGGCCGATGTCGACGACCAGCGTTTTGTCCACGGTCACGCGGGACGTCAGGTCCGGCTTGGCGTTGGCGAAGGTCTTGATCTTCGGATACGCCGTCACGGCGGGAAAGTTGAAATCGACAATCCAGCGGATCAGCGATTCATTGAGACACTCGTCGAGCAGATCCGCGTCGGCCTCGACCAGCTCCTGGCGGACGTCGTTCTGCATGTCTTCGTTGCCGAACTTGCCGGGCGTACCGTCGGCGGAGGCGGTCTGTCCCAGCACCGCCTTGGATATCTGACGGTCCATATATTCGCACAACTGCTCGTAGGTGGCCTTGCCCGAGCGCGAGGCTTCCAAAAAGGAGATGTCCATCGTGTTGGGTATCTTGATGCCCGTATCGGACTGGATGGCCTCCAGGGCGTCCATCAGCTCCTTTTGCTTGGCGGGCATTGTGCCGGACGGGTATTTGCCGACGATCGTCGGCATGCCGAACTTCTCGAGAAAGATCATCCAGAATTTGATGCCGTGCTTCTTGAACCACACCGGCCACCACAGCCTGCGTCCCAGGCCCGTGCCGTAGGGATTGTCGGAATCGCCGAAGCTGAACGTCACAAACTTTCTCTCCGGAACCGCCTCGCCGTCGATCATGTTCTGCGGCGTGAGCAGACGCAGTTCCCGCTTCGGCGTGAAAACAAACCGCCGGGGATGCTTGCCCAGGAACCTGGAGACGGCCAGCGCGCCCTCCCGGACGGTCCAGAGGATTTCGACGTTGTAGAAGCCGTACAAAATCCCCTTGAGCAGCTCCTGCCTGGCCTGATCAAAGTTGCAGTTTTGCAAAACGCCGGAAACATATTCGGCGACAATCTGTTCTTTGCTCGCAGCCGCCGGCCGACCGGACCGGCGGACGGTTTTGGCCGGAAGGATTTCCCATTCCTTGCCGACCACGGACATGATGCGCTGCTGAATGACGCTGCCCGCGTGCGCGTCGCGATCCACTTCGTCGTACAGGCGCAGGCCTCGGCCCGCCGCCTCCGCGCGCAATACGGGATCCGGATTTTCCAGGCGCGAGACCCAGCCGGCAAAAAGATCGATGTCCTTTTCCAGCGTCGCGACTTCGTCAGTTGCCGGAGCGATAATTTTCTTTTCGTCTGCCATGTGTTCAACCACCCCCTATCCCCGCCTAACCTAAAGGTCACGCGCGCGGGGGACAACGGGAGCTCCTATACGTTCAAATAATGTTCCATGCTGCGCCCGGACGTCGCGCACTTGACGCCGGTGCTCTCAAATTCAATCTCGCCGCCCCATTCGGCCCGCGTGGCATACCAGGCCATCGCGCCGGCAATGGCGGAATCGCCGTGCCGCTTCTTATCGTCCTTGCCTTTTTGCCGCGTCTCCGGCACTTTGGCGACGCCCTTGATCATCTTGACGGCCCGGTGATCCTCGATCAGATCGGCGTCGCGGGCGTCGGTGATGGTCCCGTCCTCAAACGCCGCCTTGTAAGCGGGCATGGCGTCGCGGTACCACTGCTCGGTGATCATGACCTGGGCGATGCGGTCGGCGCCGTAACGCTGCATGGCGCGCTCCGCCAGGTACTGGCCGTTGCCGCGCGCGTCGAAGGCGCCGTAACGGAAGCGGGGCAGGCGCTCCAGGATGTAATCGACGATCTGCTCCTGCTGCGTGAAGGGGATGTTGCGCAGCTCCAGGTGAAAAAGCGCCCGCCAACTGGCGTTTTGCTGCTCCAGCAACGGCTTGATGACGGTCAGATCCCCGGAGCGGCCGAAGTCCTCGCCGACGACGGAATTTTGATGGGGATCCAGATCGGTCAGATGCGGAAGCAGGTGCTCCCCGCACCAGTCTGCGACCTCCGCCTCCCGGACGGGATCCGGCAGTTCAGCGAAAACCGTCGGCTGCTCGTAACGCATCACGGGAATGTCGGGGCTGAGGCATTTTTCAATGACGGCGCGGGTGAGCCACACGCCGCTGCCCTGGCTGGGAATGCAAAAAAGTTCCTCATCGGCGTCGTCGCCGTAGGAGTCGATCATGCCCTGGCGCCATTCCGCTGCCGCCTGGGGCGACCAGGCGCGGCCGAGGACTTCGCAGATCCGCCGGTAAAGGCCGTCGGCCAGCGCGTCGTCGAACGTGACGCGGTGCAGACTGTAGGGCTTTTTCCCGGCGCGAATGTCCTGGATGACGGAGTTGAATTCGTTCTGGTCGCCGAAGTGCGTGGAGATGACGCGCACCTGGCCGCCCCACATGAGGAGAGCCATCGCCGCTTTCAGCAATCCGGGCAGATCGTCGTGAAACGCGGCTTCATCGATGACGACGCGGCCCTGCTTCCCACGGAGATTGGTGGGGCGGCTGGACAACGCGGTGATGCGCCAGCCCGATTCCAGCGTGATCTTGTAGGCCAGGATTTTCTTTTCGTTGACGATCCCGTTTTCGTCTTCATCCGGTTCTTCGTACTCTTCGATTGCGGAGGCGGCCAGGTTGTATGCCCTGGCCCAGTTGGCGCAGTCGTTCACGAATTCCAGCGCCATGTCTTTGGTGTAGCCGATGTACCAGACGTTGCGCTTCTCTCCCTTACCCTTTTCGGAGGCGTAGAGGGTGTCGTCGGCCGCCTCGGCCCAGGAAATGCCCACCCGGCGCGACTTTTCGATGAATTTGACGTCGGCCGGATCGGATACCCAGCGGACCTGATACGGCAACAACACGCCGCCCTGCGCCCGGCGGGCCTGGTCAAAATCATTCTGCGCGGTTTGGTCGGTCATCATCACACGATCCCCAGGATGCGTTCACGGATTTCCTTTGCCGTGCTCTCAGACATGCCGCCGGCCTTCGCGACTTTCATGACGTCGTCGGCGGTTTTCCTGGCTCTTTCCCGAACGTCGGCCATCCATTTTTTCTGGTCAACGCTCGCTTTTGATATTTTGGCCACCATGACGCCCATTTTCGGCAACAAGGCGGCAATATCGGCGTCCTGTTTATTGATGAGGATGTCGAAGGTCAACTGCTGGATCAGCCGGATCAGGGCTTCATTCATGTTGCCTTCGTCATCGCCGACGGTGGCCACGATTGCCTTTGCCCGCTCCGTGGCCTCCCGAATCGCCTCGCACTTGGCGGCAAAATCCTGGCCGAAGCGGTGCACGGCGGAACGCGATATGTCGTATTCCTGATCGCGCAGCCATTTCGCGATGGCGTCATAATTGGAAAACCCGCTGGTGATCAGCCGGCGCTCCAGTTCAGCCCGGATCTCTTCGGGCAATAAGTGTATTTTCGAACGCGCGGGCATTATCCGATCATCTCCTTGATCTTCTTCAGATCGTTCAGGACTGCTCGGTACCGGTTTCGGGATGTGTCCAGATCCGCCGTCCAGGTGGCGATATTCTGCGGATCCAGCTCCTCGATGTCCGCCAGGGGATCCAGCGCTTCGCGCAGGTTATGAATCAGGCCGGCGATGCTGATCTCCAGTCGCTTCTTTTCCAGTTCCAGTTCCTGCCGGCGTCCTAACCATTTGAGGCGTTCACTCATATATCACCATCCGGTTTCATCGATTTGACTTGCTTTTGCTTTTCCACCCGCAGATACGGGCAGAATTGATTCTGGTTCACGGCGTCTTTCACTTCCGTCATGCACTGGATATTGATGGTCACGATGTCACGGAGGTCTTTGGCTATGCTGGAAAAGTCCCGGCAGAGCGACGCGTTGGCCTCGTACATCTTGCGCTGCTCGTCCATGTCTTTCTTGTACTGGTCCATCACGGTCCAGAGTCTGCGGTTGTCGGACCACCAAAGATATATGACCAGGCCGACGATGCCGAAATCGGCCACTACTTTCAATATTCCGGATAATGACAGTGTGTCCAATTATCGCCCTCCTGGCCTGCGTTCGAATTTTCCCTGACACCGGACGCAGCGCGTTGCCTGCGGATTGGCCTGCAAACGGTCATGCGGGATCGGATGGCCACAATCCTCGCATGTCGCATCCGCACTATGGGCATTGGCGATAGCGGCCGCCTTCCGCGCCCAAAATGATCGCATGGCCGCGTCCTGGTAGACTTCGCTGGCTGCCTGTGCCCGGTCCAGTGCATCGCCCATTATTCTGCCCCGCTCATTTCTTCATAAGTCGCAGCGACTTTGTGCCGGTGAAAATATCCTGGCCATACGCGCACCACGCCGTACTTGATCCAGCGGCGCGCCCACAAGCTAACGGAAGACAAATGACTGTATCTGTCCGGCAGGCCGTCGCGGCAGGCCATGACCTCGAGATAGACCTGGGCGGCTTGCTTTTTGGTGACTATGGGGTCGCTGTCGAAGCGGCAGAGGTAGTCGTGGATCACGCCGCCGCGCCGCGAGGTCCCCCGAATCACCGGAACGCTCTCGTAATCGTGCACAAATCCGGCGGGCGCCTCTACGCGGCGCCCGAGCACCTCCGACCACACGGCAAAGGGGGCGTGCAGCCGCGCAAAACGGGCGTCTATGTCCTCGTTGATCAAGGCTGTGAGTATTTCCGTCATTGCCCTTCCTATGGCTCCGGACGCCGGCGGGAAGGAGATGGGAAACCCGCTTTTGTCCGGAGCCGCCCTTGGAGTTTTCTTTATCCGTGCGTCAATCAATATGGCCAGAACGACTGAACCCGGCCGTGCGATTGATCCATGCGGTCGGCATGAATGAATCCGTTATGAAAGCCGATCCGCCGGAACCCGGCGTTGATCAGCGCAACGATCATTTTGATGCGGACAGGCCCCTCGGTGCAGCGGATATCCGCCGCCTCGCCCGAAGGGTGATTATCGGCGTGGGAACCGATGGCCTGGTTGTGCGCCGGGCAGCGATAGCCGGAATTGACCAGAAACGGAACGCCCGCGGCGCTGCGCGCGGAATCCAGCATGTCAATCAGGATGGGATCGGTATGATTGCGCCCGCAGCCGCAGCGACAGGCGAAATCAGAGTAGGTAAACCATTTCCATCGGCCAGCGTAATTCAGATCATCCATCGTCTTTCCCTGCGCAAAATAAAAAAGCCCGACGCCGGAATCTGTTGTTCCGGTGTCGGGCTTCAAGAGCTCCTGTACTTCCCAAAGGGCGGTCAGGCCGCCTCGATAACTATAAAAGATCGACTTACAAGTTTATTTCTACACCCGAATTTTGTAAAAATCAAGCATTTTTTAAAATAAATTGCAATTTTTTTTGATACGCGGTAAATAGATCAATTTCACTTTTTTCAAAATAAAAAATTGTCATAAAAAAGGCGGCCCGAAGGCCGCCTGCAAAAGGATTTTAAACCTGATCCGGTACGAATTTTATCTGAGCGCGCGCGGCGCTGAACGCTTTGGCCGCTTCAAAGAGGCGTTCGCTCACGTCCAGAAAAACCACGGAAAGGATGCCGGGCTCCACGTCCGGATTCAGGTGATCATCAGACGTGAGGATGGCCATTGTGGAGGCAATCTCCTGGATGCGGGAGACTTCATTGATCGCGTCCCAGATGGGCTTGAGCGGAATCATGGCATTGTCCAGGCTGTTATTGCTCATCGGTCACCTCCTTGCCGCAGGCGTCGGGGGCCCCATAGCGAAGGACGTAACGCCGAAGGACCGCAAGCTGTTCTTCCATTTCGCGGTGCAGTTTTTCGGTCTTGAGGACGGCGGCTGCCAATGCCTTAATTTCCGCACTGGGATCATAAGTATTGGTTGTATTATTCATGGCTGCACCTCCTCCTTTTTGGAGGTGTCGGCCAGCGCGGTGCGCAGATCAAACGGCAAAAAGCCGCCGGACGCCTCAGCAAAGCAACGGCTGATTTCCTTTTGCCGGACCTGGCCTGAAATGACGGGCAGCGCCAAACCGATATCGCGCAGCGCCGTGGCGATGGCGTCGGCGTGCTGCGGCTCCAGACAGCAGACATGCGCCGCTTCGGCGTGCGTCAGTTTGCCGTGGACGCGAAACCAGTAAAACTTCTCAACCTTTTCCAGTGAGTGACGATCCTGCAAAAGCTGCGTGAGCCCCACGCCGCGCCGGAAATAAGCCAGCGCCTTCTTTTTGGTCTCTTCGATCAGCGCTTCGCTCTGGATGCGCTTGAGGGCGTCCTCCATCTTGTTGAAGGCCAGAATGTAGTTTTCCTTGAACCGGGCCGCTTTCGGGCCGGTAAAGCCCATCGCCAGGAAGGAAAAGCCGTCGCGCGTGATGTTGTACATGGGGCGCTTTTCGCCTTTGGCATCTCTGTATTTAACGGGCGCAAAATTGCGCCGGTTGAATTCTTCAGTACATTCAAGGGATTGGATGGCTTTCAGGACATCCTTGTGTTGCTTTGTAAAATAGCGGGCGACTTCCCAGGACGTGGTGACGGTTTGATTGTTGACGATGACAACGACAGGGTGTTGTGTGGTTTCTTCTTTCATTTGGTGCCTCCTTAGGTTTTTAGTGGGTGGCGCCGCGTTATTGAGGCGGCGGGTCTCAACTACCGACCTAAGGACGGCTGGGCTTATTTCCCTTGCGGGTGTTTTATTCAGCCCTATCGGCCCGCCGTAAACGGCAACGCCTTAATCCCACTGTGGAGAAGGCACAAAAAAACCGCTTCTGTCGGGGCGGGAAACCGCCTTAGGTTTTATAGTGCCTTCAAAATAAGCGAAAAGGTTATGATTTGTCAAGAACATTTTCATTTGCGTCCGGATCCGTTTTTTTATATAATTCACTCATGGACTTCAATCACGCCGCTTACAAAGAATCGCTTTTAAAAATCCTCGATATGGGGCGCGAAGGGCACTTGTTGCTGCTCAACCGCATGACGATGATCGTGGATGTGGCTAAAACGTATCTCTGGACGGCTTCGGTCATTCTGGGCGTCTCCCTCTTTCTGATTAAAGACGCGGGGGTTTCTCCCGCCTCCGGCGCCGCGCTAGGCATCGCCCTCTTTCTCGACGCGGCGGCTTTTCTGCTCGCCCTTTATGTCCTCTGGGGCAAAGGGGCCAATGTTTCTCATCTTTACCGTCCCCATGATCTCGCCGCGCAGTCTCATGACATCTGCGCCACTGACCCGCACGCCGATACGAATGTGATCGTGGTGCTGATCAACGGGCTCAATGAATGCAACATCACAAATCAAGCCAGAAAAAAGAAATTAGTAAAAATACTAAGAATAGCAGCTCCATGCCTGTTTTGCTCCTTTGTGTTTATCCTTGCCGCCGCTCTTTTGAGGCTTTGGCATGTCTGATCCAAAGCCTGAACCTCCACCAAAACCAGATCAAAAACCGATTCCGCCGCCGGATGATTCTGACTTCAGCGAGGAATGACTATTTTCTCGCCATAGACCCAGCGGCGGCAGCTGGAACAGCGCGTGCGAAACGCGCCCGGTTCCAGATCCACCTCCAGGCAGGGTTTGTGACAGTGCGTACACACAAAGGTGAGTGCCGGTTTTGTCTCCATCTTCTCGCGCCTGGCGATAACCTTATATCCCGGATTAAGCGACATGCATGCCCTCCGTGCTCACACGCACGTTGACTTCGACGGTCAGGCGCAGAGTGACCGGGATGACCTGACCAGGCGCTGCATCACGCAAGCTCAAACCCTCCCCCCTCGTGGGGGAGGGCTGGGAGAGGGGGCGCGTTTCACGTACAGGCGCGGGAGCGGCACCCTTCGGCGGCCTGCGGTAATTCGGCGTCAGGCCGAGTCTTTTTATCCGTGTTCGCACGGCGCTGACGGCGCATCCGAATGCTTCGGCGATCTCAGTCACAAATTTACCTTCCGCAATCAACTTCTTTAATTGGTCATTGTCGATCTTGTTCGGGTATCCCATGCTTTTCCCCTCCTGCGCGATATTTTGATTGTTAAATGTTCTGCCCCATACTCTGGGCTTCACTGCGGATAGGATTCCTTTTGCCGATCTCATTCCCTGGTCGCAATCCTGACAGCCGGGGTAGGTCGGCTTTTGACCATAGGCGTGGAGTGTCCGCGCCGCCTGGCGATCCGCGCACGCCTGGCGCGTCAGCGTGCAATGATACTTTGCGCAGGTGAATGTTTCAGCGGCTGCCGGATCCATTCTATCCCCCGATGGTTTTGATAATATCGCGCACCCGTGTTAAATTGCTCTCACGCTGCTCGCGTGTGAATTTCATTTCCGGGCCATCTTGCAGGGAACGGTCGCGACCGTTCCCTGCGGCATTGATATCCAGGCCGGCACGCTGCAGATCCTCGCGCTGTTTCATGTCCGCCTCTGACGCACGGGATGCGTCTTTGCCCTCCCGCTCCGATATGCCGATCATGACTTTTTTGAGGTAATTATGGGAGTCCAGCGGATCCGCCCAGGATCGCTTGATCATGATATCCAGCGCCTCGGCGATCCCGGCATGGCTGATCGTATAGATTTTTTTCTGATAGCTGAATGACTGGGAATCAAACAGCCTCTTCATTTCCTCGATGATGATGCGCAACTTCTTGCTTTTAAGCGCCATCGGCGTGACGCCGAAAAGGTAGGCGTAGCCCATCACAAGCGAAGAATACCGCGTGCCGAAGCTCGGCAGCGCCTCAAAGACAAAACGCAGATCCTTGTCCATTTCAATATGCATGATATCCAGTTCCTTATGGCAATATGGGCAGGTGATGATCATGATTTTTCCTTCAGTAATGCTTGCGGATACGCTTCCAGAAGCTTCGCCAGGTAATGCTGGGCTTTCTGCAGATCTTCCCGACCGCCCTTGTCGTCGCACCGGGCAATGTATTTGATGATGTTCCCCCGCAGGTAGCCCCGGAATTGCTCGGGGCTCATCCAGGCTTCCATCGCGTCCCAGGGTTGTATTTCTTTGCTGCGATAATGGTCGCCGCCGACTTGACGGTCGCGGACCGCGTGCCCTGTCCGAATGCTCATGCGTTGCCTATCCTTTCTCGTCGTTGAATGATTTTCAGACGCCGCCTTTCCCGCAGTATCCGGCTGATCCCGATCCCCCACATGACGCCGACCAGGTACACGACGATGATGGTAATAAAGAGGGCGATCATGCGGTTGCCTCCCGTTCTCCGGTGGCTCCCCGGGCGGCGCTCAGGGCAAACGGCGAAAGACAACGGTCTTCGAACCATACCCGGTAAACGCACAATCCGTTTGTCATGCACGGTCTGCAATGCGTGCATGACGATTCCTGAACGCCTTTCGGAACAACGCACGCGCCTTTTGCGGTGCAGTAGTTTTTCTTCGCCTGTAGGGTCATGATTATTCTCCTTTGAGTGCGTAATATTCGGATGGCTTAAGAAGCGTGGTGTCCGGTGGAATGAAACCGGCTTCGTTGCCTACGTGAGCGTCACGCTTCGGCATCGAGATGACGTATCGGCCGCCGATCTCTTTAAAACCAATTGAGGTAACCCGACCATCAGATAAACAAATGAAGTGGCCGCCACCAATGATGTCAGCGAATGTGTTTACCCCTGGAATGCGAAGGGCTCCTATTCTTTTTGCAATAGTTTTGCCGGCCGTTGACCGTCTGTCTGGATAATAAACACCCTCCAGATCCGGGACCGGTTTCCACCATCGTCCAGGATGCGAAGAAAAATGAAATCCAACAATTCTTTCACCAGCCCTCCAGACTGAATCTGCTCCATATTCTTCTGCCAGGGTATAGGCTGCGTCAATTGCTTCGATCTTCATCCTTTGCCATTCGCTGATGGCCTCCATGCTTTTCCCGTTCGGATCTACAAGGTAATAATTCCGCTCCATTGATTTGCCCTCTTTATCCTTTTAATGAATATTTGAACTCTTCCTTCGGTTTCCGCTCCGCACCAATGGCGGCCAGCTTGGCATCCGGCCACTTTTCGACGGCGGCGCGATCGAGCGATTCAACCGATTTCACAACATCCAGGAAGCCGTTTGATTTGCATGCAGCCAGCGCGTCGCGCGGTATGGTCACATGATCGGTCAGATTGTAGATCAGACTGCCCGGCGCCAGGTTAACGACGTCCACGCCGTCGAATAAGACGGTCTTGTTTTTCTTCATCATGGCGATCAGCGCTTTTTCATCCGCCGCCAGATCACGGCGCAGACAGGCGATGGTCTTGCCGAATTGCTCCGATAACGCCGCCACGGCGGCATTATATTCGTCTGTCTGCTGCTTTATCAGGCCTGTCGTATGAGCAATGGACTGAAGCAGCAATTCCGCGATCGCGTTGATATCGCTCTGTGCGCTCTTATTCCGCGTCATCGGCACACTCCTCCGCTTCCATCTTGAGCTGGCCCAGGTAATTGGGGAGGCTCATCTTCAGGATCTTGGCCGACCGGCGGAGAATACGCAGGGCGCGATATTTATCGCGACGCAGGTAGTCCGCCAGCTCGCTGCCCGCGGCGGCCAGATAATAGCCTCCGCCGTTGGAAGCGGTTGAGCAGATCGGGACGCCCTCCGCACGCATGATGGTGATGAGCTTGCGGACGTGACGGGTGTCGTTGATCCGGTCCGACCAGGGCCGGTCGAAGACGGCCTGGTACAACGCGGGCATGCCGATGGCGTTGCCGGAGCCGATGTGGCTCGTCAGCTCCGCCAGCAGCCGGTTCCGGTATGCCGTGCTGTCTACTGCGATTTTGTCATCCTTCAGATCTGCCATTGCTTTCCTCCTTTGCTATGTTGCCCAGGACGGCCAGAAGCCGCTCAAGGTGTTTTGCATCGCGGCACCAGGCGAGCTGCGCCGTGCCGCAGATCCGCTGCGCCAGGCCCGCCAGACGGCGCTCGCCGTTTTCGATTTTCGCGGCGGCTTCCGCGCACCGGCGGCGCAGGGCCGGAAGAGGCGATTCACGCCGCGCGTGCGAGCGCCTCGCCGGTTTCCATCCGTAATGCTTGAGCAGCTTGATCATGTTCTCCAGCTGCGGAATGGTCAGGTCGGCGGCGGTGGCGACGTTGAACGATCGCAAGATCATCTCGTATTCGCCGTCGGTCAAACGCATTTGCTGCTTTGCCACATGAATCTTGGCCAATAAGCCGCGGCGCTGCTTCTTCTCGCCTTCCGTATGGAGCGCGGGCGGGCCTTTGCGCGGGATGACCGGAAAAGGAAAGCGGGTGCCGGGGATAGTTTGCGGGCGCGTGATCATCTCATCACCTCCAGTTTGAACTTGTCGCGATGGACGATGTGGTAAATGTTTTCCGCGCCGGCGCCGTGCGCGCACCGTCGGCGCTGGATCGGCTGCAAATAGCCGTCCTTCTTGAGCTGCCGAACCAGCTTGTCCAGATAGTCGCGCTCCTGAACGCCCGTCAGGCGCTGGATATCCGTGACGGCAAAGGTGTTCGCAACATACATGGCCTTGAATATTTTGCGATTCAGGTGGCCGCGCAGAACTCTTTTCCAATCCTGTACGTAAAGATATTGTCGCCTTTTGTGTTTTTGGCTGAGGTAGCCGACCAGTTCGCCGCGCTGTTCAAAATCATAAAGCGCGTTGGCGATTTTCTGATGTTCTTCTCCCGCAGTAACGCATAAGGCTTTGCAGAGCTGGTCGACGGAAAACCGCCGCTGTGTTTTGGTGCCTGTGCGGGATTTCATCCAGGTGCGCATCCGGTCGGCCAGGCCGGATTTACTTGCCGCGCTGCCCGGATCCGCGCTGTTCGGTGTAGGCCGGCTAGGTGTGTTTGATGACATCATTCAGCAGCTCCATTGTGCATTCCTTGAGGTCCGACGCTTTCATCGATCGCTCGATGCCGATGGCAACGGTCAGGACGGGGCGCCAGTCGCCGTTGCAATGCTTCTGTATGGCGGCCGTGATTTCCGGACTGACTTTCAGCCCCAGGGATCGCAGGAAAAAGAAGTTTATATCCTGCTGATTGATCGCCCCGAACTCCATGCGGCGACGCACGCGACTCAGCAATCGGCGCCGGGATGCCACGCGACCTTTCAAGCCGTCTTCGCCAATCAGCATGACGGGGCTCGCATAACGCTCATTGATGTTCCTCAGCATTTCTAACACTTCCATGTTAAGCAAATCTGCCTCGTCCACCATGATGAGCCTGCGCTTCTTGCCCATCGCCTCGCCGATAATGTTCAGGCAGGCGTCACAACGCAGCGGACGCACGCCGTCCAGCTCGAACGCGATTTCCCGCAAGACCATTGCGGGCGTGCGGATATTCAGCGGCGGAAGATAAATGGCATCGCTGTTGACGGCGTAATGTTTCGCCGCTTCTGTTTTTCCCCGTCCGGCCGGGCCGGTAATCATGGCCAGCGATGGTCCGATCAAGGATGTGCTGGACGTCATTTCGGCGCATATTTCGCTGAAAATTCGCGTGTTGCCTGTCTCAATGAATTCCTGTTTCATCAATAATTCCTCCTGTGGGTGATTAAATGCCTGCGGCTTGTTCCGCTAAATATTCCCGTTCAAACTGCCACCGCGCCCGGGCATCCGGAGTCATGGCGGCTTCGAAATTTTCCATCCAGGCGCGGTCTTCATCCGAAATCACTCCGGCTGCCGACGCCTT